ATCATTGTGCTCAAGACCAAAACAAAGACTATACCTTTTAACCCTGCATCCCGACAACAGATTGCAGACAGGTTACAGAAGTTAGGCTGGACTCCTAAAGAGTTCACTCCATCTGGAGAACCGAAAGTTGACGAAAAAATCTTGGCAGGAATTGACTTGCCTGAAGCTGCATTATTGACTGAGTTCTTAATGCTAAACAAACGACTGGGGCAATTAGGAAATGGCAAACAAGCATGGCTTAAACTGGAAAAAGCTGGACGCATCCACGGGCGGGTTAATCACATGGGCGCTGTTACTTCCCGCTGTACTCATAGTGATCCTAATGTTGCTCAAGTACCTTCCGCAGGAGCAGCCTTTGGTAAGGAATGCAGAGAGTTATTCCATGCACCAAGCGGTTACTCATTACTCGGAGCAGATGCAAGCGGCTTAGAACTACGCTGCCTAGCTCACTACATGAATCGCTTTGACGGTGGTAGGTATGGTAAAGAAATCTTAGAAGGTGATATACATACAGCTAATCAAGAAGCAGCAGGACTTGCTACTCGCCCCCAAGCCAAGACATTTATCTATGGCTTTCTATACGGAGCAGGGAACGAGAAGATAGGTCAGATCATTGGTAAAGGTGCGAAGGAAGGAGGTCAGATTAAGAAACGCTTTCTGGCTAAGACTCCAGCGTTAAAGAAACTAACAGAAGCTCTTAACAATAAACTAGACAACCAGCGTGGTGAGAAATTTATTAACGGTTTAGATGGTAGGTTGATTCCTATCCGTCACCCACACGCAGCATTGAACACTCTTCTCCAATCAGCAGGAGCGATCATCTGTAAGAAGTGGTACGCAACTGTAGAAAATATGATAAGAGCTAAAGGCTACACTAACGAAGAAGTTACGATAGTGGCGTTTGTTCATGATGAAGTTCAGATACTTGTTAAGAAGGGGCTAGAGGATGAAATTGGTGAAATCACTAAAGCAGCCATTAAAGAAACAGAACGAGCTTACAACTTCAAATGCCCTCTCGACTCGGAGTTCCAAGTCGGGACAAGCTGGGCGGAAACTCACTGATGCTAACCGCTTGGGAGATATGGCAGAACACTACGCAATTACGTGGTTGTGGGATGAAGGGTTTGAAGTCTTCCATAACTCAGGTTGTACAGGTGCTGTTGATATTGTCGGTATTAAAGATGGTGAGGTTTACTTGTTTGATGTCAAGATGAATAGTAATCCAAATAGGGCTAACAATTCTAAAGCCCGCACAAAACTACAGAAAGAGTTAGGTGTGCAGTACATACTGTTTGATTCTAGAACTCGAAAACTACGCTTAGTAAAACACAAGGAATAATTATGGAAACAAGTACACTCAATTTAATCTTAGGTTTTGGTTTTGGTGCCGTCTCTTTTGGTTTTGCTTTCAAATGGATTGTTGAATCTATCATCCACTGGAAGATGTCCAACCAAGTAAGCACGATGGTTACTATGAGCGCAGAAGAATTTGATAAATTTATGGAAGGACAAGATGATGAAGAAGTCTAGAACACTATTAGTTGACGGTGACATTGTAGCCTACAAAGCTGCAACCATTGCTGAGACTCCAATCAATTGGGGTAACGGTATATGGACACTACACGCCCATGAGAAAGATGTCGTAGGGTCGATGGAAGAGTTCATGAGTAAGATCATAGCAGAGTCAGGGTGTGATAAAGTTATCACCTGTCTTTCAGGAGACAACCTGTACCGCAAAGATGTAGCTCCGTATTACAAAGCTAACCGTAAGCTTACTCGTAAGCCGATGCTGCTCAAGTACGCTAAAGATTATTTAGCAATAAATTATAACGGCATGGTTGAGGACAAGTTAGAGGCCGATGACTTACTAGGAATCCTCGGTAGTAGAAGTTTTGATACTGTTATCTGGTCACTTGATAAAGACTTACTTACTATTCCTGCATACCACTTGATTGATGGTAAGGTACAGGACGTAGATTTAGAAGAAGCTGATTATAATTTTCTTTACCAAACATTAGTAGGTGACTCTACGGATAACTACAAAGGTTGTCCAACAGTGGGCGCTAAGAAAGCAGAGCAACTGCTCAGTGATAAAGGGGCAACATGGAAAACCGTTGTCGATGCTTTTGCATCTAAAGGTTTAGGTGAAGAGGTAGCTATAGAGAATGCAAGACTAGCACGTATACTACGTGATGGTGAATATAATTTTGAAACAAAAGAGGTAAAGTTATGGGCGGCATAAATGATGAAACACCAGCAGCATGGGACGCATGTTACGATTGGCGTGTAAAAAACTTAGAAGCAGCGCAAGAAAAAGTTGAAGACATTCGTGTGCGTATGAAGGCAGAAGCAGCAAAAGAAACGCAAGCATATAAAAGTGTACACGCTGACCCAGTAAACAAACCCGACCATTATAACGTAGGTGAGATTGAAACCATTGACTACATTGTCGATGTGTTAGGTAAGTACGAAGCTATCTCATACTGCCACGGCAATGTAATTAAATATACTGGCTCTCGCCTTTGGGCAAAGAACTACCCTATCCAAGATGCAGAGAAAGCACAGTGGTACTTAAAGAAAATGATTGAACTAATGAAACAAACTAAAGGAGTTAACTGGTGAACCAAGTATCTTACGAATATCTACAAGGCATGTTTGAAGGCTTTGATTACTTTCAAGCAAAATGTAATGACACAGCAATCTTTCCTGAAGACTTAGCCATTGAGTATCTTACTCTTGGTCTAGTATCTGAAGCTGGTGAAGTAGCTGATAAAATAAAGAAAAAAATTAGGGACGGTGAGCGTCCAAACCATAAGCAAGAAGTTAGTGATGAGCTAGGTGATGTCTTCTGGTACTTAGCAATGCTTGTTGATCGCATGGGTTTAAATCTAAGTGACGTAGCATTCGAGAACATGAACAAAACAATGAAGCGTAAGATTGAGAATAAACTTAAAGGCTCAGGTGATAACCGATGACCAACGAAGTAAAAGAAGACAAGTGCAGAGCTTGTTACGGCACAGGATTATATGGTTATGAACCTCAAGGTGATGGTTTGTATAAGGCTGCAAAGCCATGTCCAGTTTGCATGGGAGTAGGCACGAATGGCAAGCTCTAATAAACACAGGTGTCAGCACTGTGAGAAAAAAGTAAAAGAGACGCATAAAATTGAAGACATACATGTATGTTGGAGTTGTTTTAAAAGCCTATGCGAAAAATTTAGAGGAAAGTGGGGAGAATGATGGATTCATATCAGCAGTACATTCACAAGTCACGTTACGCACGTTGGAGAGAAGATGACAACAGACGAGAGACGTGGGACGAAACAGTTCAGAGATATATTGATTTCTGGAAGGGACGCAAACAGATAGATGAAGCAACAGGTAAGAAACTTTATGATGCTATCTACAACCTAGAAGTAATGCCATCAATGCGTTGCTTAATGACAGCAGGTATTGCACTTGATCGTGACAACATGGCTGGCTTTAACTGCTCATATATAGCAGTAGATCATATCAGAGTGTTCGATGAAATCTTATACGTATTAATGTGTGGAACTGGTGTAGGCTTTTCAGTCGAACGTCAGTCCGTAAATAAACTACCAGAAGTAGCAGAGGAATTTAATGAAACAGATACTACGATCCATGTTAGCGACAGTAAAATTGGCTGGGCTAAAGCTTTCCGTGAGCTGGTTAGTCTTTTGTATTCGGGCCAAGTTCCTAGTTGGGATGTGTCTAAACTACGTGGCAAAGGCGAAAGACTCAAGACCTTCGGGGGGCGTAGTAGTGGCCCTGATCCTCTTGTTGCTCTTTTTGATTTTACAATATGCACTTTCAAAGGTGCTGCTGGTCGAAAGCTAACGAGTATTGAGTGCCATGATATTGTATGTAAAATTGCAGAGATTGTTGTCGTGGGTGGCGTTCGTCGCTCTGCGCTTATTAGTCTGTCTAATCTTTCTGATGATCGGATGCGTCATGCTAAGTCGGGCAATTGGTGGGAAACTGATACGCAACGTGCGCTCGCTAACAATAGTGCAGTGTATGATGAACGCCCTGACTTCGAGACATTCCTAGAAGAGTGGACAGCTCTCTATAAATCTAAGGCAGGTGAGCGTGGTATATTCTCCCGCAAGGCAGCTAAGAAACAATCAGCCCGTCACGGACGTAGAGATATTGAGCACGACTTTGGGACCAACCCATGTAGTGAGATCATCCTACGCTCTGCACAGGTTTGTAATTTGTCAGAAATAGTGGTTCGTAGTACCGATACATACGAAGATTTAAAACGTAAGGTTGAGCTTGCTACAATCCTTGGCACCCTACAGTCCTCTTTAACAGACTTCCGCTACGTGCGTAACATCTGGAAGAAGAACACACAGGAAGAGTGCTTACTCGGTGTAAGTATGACGGGCATCATGGATCATCCAGTAATGTCAGGACAACAAGATTCAGGTACGTGGTTTGATCACCCTAACCTGCCTATCTTACCTGAGATACTAGAGCGCCTTAAAGCTGTAGCAGTATCAACTAACAAGGATTGGGCAGACCGTTTAGGTATTAATCAGTCTACGGCTATTACCGCCGTGAAACCCTCAGGTACTGTATCACAGTTAGTAGACAGCGCCTCAGGTATACACGCTAGGTTCTCAGCCCAGTACATACGAACAGTACGTAGTGATGGCAAAGACCCTATCTCAGAGTTCCTCAAGGACGCTGGAGTGCCTTGGGAAAAGGATGTAATGAATGATGATAACTATGTGTTCTCGTTCCCCATAAAGGCTCCTGCTGGCTCTACGAGCGTTGATGACCTTAACGTACAGACTCAGTTAGATTTGTGGGAAGTTTATCAGAACCATTGGTGTGAGCATAAGCCTAGTGTGACTATTTATTACTCAGATGAGGAGTTCCTTGCAGCAGGTCAGTGGCTGTGGGATCGACTAGATAGTTGTTCAGGTATTAGCTTCTTGCCTCGCACAGATCATGTGTACAAGCAAGCACCTTACACAGCTATCACGGAACAAGCATATGACGAAGCCTTAGCTAAAATGCCAGAGACTATTAACTGGGATGACTTGGGTAAGTTTGAAACAGAAGACACTACAACTGGTACGCAAGAACTCGCTTGTGTCGCCGGACAGTGTGAAATTTAGAAAAGCGGTAATGGTATTGGAGGTAGTAACCTGCCTCCATATCATCGCAAATGTCTGGTTACACTTCCCTCATAACCTTTTGATTTAGTTTAAGTATCTCGAAGGTTCCCCTATTAGAGAACAGCTATGAAAATAAACCCTATTATAACTAAAGAGTTGGTAGATAAACTTAAAGGTTTATACCCAAACCAGCTCCCACATCACCTTGGTGTTCAGGAAATACAAGTAGCGTTCCTCCAAGGACAACAATCCATCATCCTAAAGCTAGAAACGATGCTTGAAGATGACCAACCAGATGAGAATTAATTATGTGCATGAAATCTCCAAAACCACCAGCGCCAGTACCTACAGTAACCCCGCCACCACCTCCTGAGAAACCACCTTCAGAGTTAGAAGATGCGGTAGACTCAAACGCTACAGCCTTAAAGAAAAAAGCTAGAGGCGCTAAAGGTATGTTAGGTCGAGGATCATCTGGAGCACAGGTAGCAAAAGCTGCTTCGTCTTATGCCTCAGGTCTGAAAATAGGATAATAAAGGAACCCTAACATGAACGAATTATCTATCGGTAAAAGCTATGAGAACATGGCGGCAGACAGAGATGCGTTCCTATCAAGAGCAAGGACATGTGCTGAGTTAACGATCCCTACACTGTTGCCCCCAGAGGGCAGCAACGGTTCAAGCTCATTTGACACACCCTTCCAATCGGTAGGTGCCAGAGGTGTAAACAACCTTGCATCCAAACTATTAATGACACTGCTACCACCGAACACTCCCTTCTTTCGCTTAACGATAGATGATTTCGACTTAGTTGAATTAGGTGGTGATCAACGAGGCAAGGCAGAAGAAGCTCTTGCTCGTATTGAACGCAGTGCTACACAGACTGTAGAATCAAAAGCTATACGTGTTCCTACCTTTGAAGCTCTCAAGCAATTGATTGTTTCAGGTAATGCTCTAGTCCACATGCCTCCTAAAGGTGGTATGAAAGTATTTCGATTAGATCGCTTTGTAGTCCAACGTGACTCTATGGGAAACCTCTTAAAGATTATTGTTAAAGAGTCTATTGCGTTTGAGGCTTTACCTCCAGAGATACGAGAAGTATTACTAGAGAACCCTGAGTACCAAGCAGATACAAACAAAAAAGAATGTGATCTTTTTACTTGTGTACGCAGAGAGGGTGCTAAGTATGTAGTCCATCAAGAAGTTATGGGTATCATTATTCCTAAGTCTCAAGGTTCATACCGTGAAGACAAACTACCGTGGATGGCTTTACGCTTTATCTCAATAGATGGTGAAGACTATGGACGAGGTTTTGTTGAAGAGTATGCAGGTGATTTAAAATCTCTTGAGGCTCTCACACAAGCTATCGTAGAAGGCAGCGCAGCAAGTGCTAAACTTCTATTCTTAGTTAGACCTAATGGCACAACAAAGATTCGCAACATTGCAGACTCACCTAACGGTGGTATCATCTCCGGTGATGCTAACGATGTGACAACACTACAAGCTAATAAGTTTAACGACTTTAGAGTTGCACAAGAAACAATGAACACAATCACAGAACGTCTATCTTATGCTTTCTTACTTAACAGCTCCGTCCAACGGAATGCTGAACGAGTAACAGCAGAAGAAGTACGCTTCATGGCACAGGAATTAGAGACTGCTCTCGGCGGTATCTACTCTGTACTATCACAAGAATTTCAAGTCCCTCTCGTTAACCTCCTTCTGGCACAGATGCAGAAAGAAGGTAAGATGCCCAAGTTTCCAAAAGATACCTTAAAGCCTCAAATCGTAACTGGTTTAGAGGCACTGGGTCGTGGACAGGATCTTAACAAACTTCAATCATTCCTTTCAATGCTTCAACCATTAGGTCAAGATGTTATTGCTAATGAGTTAAACATTGGTGATTACTTATCTCGCTTAGGTGCTTCATTAGGAATTGATACACAAGGGTTAGTTAAGTCACCTGAACAGAAACAACAGGAACAACAAGCAGCTCAAGAAGCCCAACAGCAACAGATGATGGCGCAGATGGCTGAGAAGGGTGTTGGCCCTATGGCGAAAGGTGCTGCGGATGCAATGGCACAGATGCCTGAGGAAGAGTAATGTCAACATCAGCAGAGCAACTATTCTATAACGATTTAGCTGACAAAGATCCTATGGAGTACATCGATGCAGAAGTACCCTCTAACAAAAGTTGGATTGAGTCAGAGAGAATTAAACATGGATCGGGGTTGTCTACGGACATCCCTAGAGATGTTCTTGAAGCCAAAGCTGCTTCTAACTTTATGGCTAACTCTAAGATTCTTATAACCTCAAACCCTGCTTACGCTACATCAACACCACAAGAGCAATACACTGCTCTTAATAATAAGTGGAATGGTGTAGAAGAGGAAGTTGTTGAAGAGAAAGTACACGCTGTTGATTGGGGTTTTATTAAAGCACGAGAAGGTAATAAACTTTCAATGTATGTACCCCAAGAGACAAACGCTAAAGGCGTTAAGGAAGTTATAGGTAAATCAGGTAACACAATAGGCATGGGTATAGATTTAGGTCAGTGGTCTGCTGCTGAGTTTAAAAGTGCAGGTGTATCTGAGACTCTTGTAACAACTCTTAACGGCTACTTTGGTTTAAAGAACAAAGCGGCGACTGACTACTTAGCCAAGAACCCTCTTACTTTAACATCAGATCAAGTAGATGAAGTTAATACAGCTATTAAAGGTAAATTACTAGATAAGCTTATTGAAGCGTTTGATGCAGAGTCCTTAACTAAGTTTGTAGACTTAACCGCAGAGCAACAGACAGCCGTTGCCTCCGTGTTTTTCCAATACGGTACAAACAAAGAAAAAAATAAATGGCCTAAGAATTATTGGAAGCAAGTTACAAAAGGTGAATGGGGTAAAGCCGAGAAGAACCTTAAAAACTTTGGAGATGATTTTAAAACTAGGCGTAACTTGGAGGCTGACCTTCTTGTAAAAGACAGGAAGAATGAGTTTAACAAAGCATTTAAAGCCGCTACGAAAAAAGGTGAAAAAATCTTTGACTGGCGTGGTGCCAAGTACACTACTAAAAAAGCTTAACAATTAAAGAGACTATTTATGAGTACAGAAAATTTATCGACACACCAAGAACAAGGTGAGAATCAAGAACACGTAGACGCAATGATTGCGAAAGGTGAGCAACTTGAACAGAATAACAATCCTGATCAAGAGCAACGCCCTGAGTGGCTACCTGATAAGTTTAAAGATGCACAGCAGATGGCTGAAGCATATGCCCAACTCGAACAGAAGATGGGGTCAGGTGAAGAAGCAACACAAGAAAAAGTAGAAGCACCTACAGAAGAAGCAGAGGGTGAAAGCCCTAGTGCTGAGACTGTACAACAAGCTGTAACAGATGCAGGAGTTGACTTTAGTGCTCTACAAGGCGAATACAACGAACAAGGCGGACTCTCAGATGCTACGTATGACACGTTAGCAGAAGCAGGGTTCTCTAAGGATTTGGTAACGAGTTGGATCAAAGGGCAAGAAGCTCTTAACAGCTCTTACGAAAGTGCCGTCTACGAAAGCGCAGGTGGCAAAGAAGAGTATGCAGCAATGACTCAATGGGCAAGCGACAACCTCAGCAAAGCTGAAATCGCAGCCTATGATAAATCTGTAGACTCTGGAGACATTGAGATGGTCAAGTTGGCTATCACTGGATTACGCAGTAAGTATCAATCTGTAGAAGGATCAGACCCATCTTTAATTGGTGGACAATCTACTACCTCAACAGGCGGTAATTATAGCTCGTGGGCAGAAGTGACCGCAGCTATGAAGGATACCCGATACGAAACTGATCCAGCGTACCGTCAACAAGTTGCGAACAAACTTGCTCGCAGCAACGTAACATAGTCTCTTTGGCCTCCTTCGGGGGGCTTTTTTAATTCTAAAAGAAACAATAACACGAAAAACTTATTACCTTTGACCCGCTGCGGTGGACAATCTCAGAGAACAGATTGAGTGTTAAGTGACTGAGTAGAATAATCATTCATTTAAACATTTAACTTAAAAGGTATATTATTATGGTATGGTCAAGTTCAGCTAATGCTGCGGATGTAGATGCAGTATCACGTTTAGGACAAAACAACTACGGTAACTCTAATCGTGAATTATTTTTAAAACAATTCTCTGGTGAAGTATTAACTTCATTTGAAGAGAAAAACATTGCGATGCCTCTTCACAGAGTTCGCACAATCAACAGCGGTAAATCTGCACAGTTCCCAAGTATTGGTGTAATTGATGCTGGTTATCATGCGGCAGGTAAAACCATTCTTGGTGACTCTGTAGCGCATAGCGAAGTAACTGTAACAGTTGACGATCTTTTAGTATCAGCAGCTTTCGTTCCTAAAATTGACGAAGCAATGAATCACTATGAAGTTCGTTCTACTTATAGTAAAGAAATGGGTAATGCCTTAGCTAACGCTGCGGATAAAAACATCTTCTCTACTATCTTAAAAGCTGCTACTACTATTTCTGGTGGTGATCAAGCTGGTTACTGGGCGCACGCAGACTTTGCTGGCATTAACGTAGAAGATCCTGATGCTGGTGGTGCTTTAACTTCAACTGCTGGTGTTATCGATACTGATACTGGTGGCACTGTTGCAACTGGTCAACAAATTGTAGATGCTGTATTTACAGCTTTGCAAAAGTTTGATGAGCATAACGTAACTGGTGAGAAGTTCTTGGTGTTAACACCTGAAGCTTACTACTTGTTATTCGGCGCACAAGCTAACACTCTTACTAACTCTGCGATGAATCGTGATGTTGGTGGTAATGGTAGCGTAGCTTTAGGTCAAGCTCCTTCAATTGGTGGCGTTAAAGTATTAATGTCTAACCACTTGCCTACAGCTTCACAATCTACCCCTACTCCTCTATCTACTGCATCTAACTCTGGCGAAGCTCGTAACGCTGCTTACGATGCAACAGTACCTAACTTGAAAGGTCTTATCTTTACTAAAGATGCGGCTGCTACAGTTAAGTTATTGGATCTAGGTGTTGAGTCTGAGTATCAGATTGATCGTCAAGGTACATTGATGGTAGCTAAGTACGCTATGGGTCACAACGTATTACGTGGCAAATCAGCAATCGCTATTGTTTAATAGTATAATTGAGAGCACTCCTTCGGGGGTGCTTCTCTCTTTATTTTTTCATTGAGGTAAACATGACAACTCCCACAACAAAACTGGAAGCAGTAAACTCCATGCTGTCAACTATTGGTGAAGCACCAGTAAACAGTTTAACATCTGGCTTAGTAGATGCCGAGACTGCTGAGACAATTCTCAATGAAGTTTCTCGAAGTGTCCAAGCAAGCGGATGGAACTTTAACTCGGAACCCAATTATACTGTTGCTGCTAATATTAGCGGTGAAGTAAGACTTCCTACAGAAGTAATTAGAGCAGACTTAGCTGACTCTGAGACAAAGTTTAGAAGCACTAAGAATGAATACGTACAACGTGGCAACAAGATGTACGATAAAATTAAGCACACTTATAATATAGGCGCACCTCTCACACTAGATGTGGTCGTCCTACTCAATTATGAATTATGTCCTGAAGTAGCAAGACGCTACATCTCTGTAAAGGCAGCACGTATCTTCCAAGAGCGGGTTGTAGGTAGTGATACCTTATCAGCAATGAACAGGAATGATGAACAAGAAGCCTTATTTGCCCTCCGAGAGATGGAAGGGGATAATGGCGATTATAACATATTCGATGACAGAAGCACCGCACGAGTGCTTGACCGTTCTATCGGAACAAAGGTGATTTAAAATGACGCTAGTTTCTAAAAGTATTCCAAACCTCATTAACGGGGTTTCACAACAACCACCATCACTCCGTTTAGGAAGTCAAGGTGAGGCACAGGAAAACGGTTTGTCTGATGTTGTGGACGGATTGAAGAAGCGCCCACCTACAAAGTTTTTAAAGAAGCTCGTTAAGTGTAATACTAATTGGCTTGTGAGTACAACAGCTCTACCGCTGCAAGGTAATTTGTCTACTGGTAATGTAGAAACTCTAACATCATCTGAGTTGGGAGCTGCTTTTATACACACTTACAAACGAAGTGATGATGAGCAGTATACTGTAGTCATCCTACCTGATGCCACTACTCCTATTGTTCTAGCTTATGATATTCTAGGTAACTTACGGTATCAGTCTGATAAGTCTAGCTGGCTTGCTGATGGAACCACAATCGCTTACACAATCTTTAACGGGGTTACAGAAGTAGATGACACCTATTATGGTAATGATGATGACACTTCTTACCTAATTGGTTTAAATGCTACAGCCTTTTCAAAGAAAAACATAACTGCAACTTCGGTTACTGATGCTACTTTTATTGTTAATAGAAAAAAGGTAGTAGAGAAAAGTTCTATTATTCTCCCTGAAGATACTCACAACGAAGCCCTTGTTTATTTAAAAAGTGTAAATTACGGTCGTGATTATAATATCAAAATGACGAGTAAAAGCAAAGGTACGGTTATTGAATCTACTGACACAAGTAATAATGATGTAGGCACACCTAATAACAGTTCTGACAATAATAAAGATTTTGAGTTAAAAGTATCTACATTAGTATCAGAATTAAGAGACAATTTAAAAGCTAAAATGAATGTACAGTCTAGTGTTGTTGCTAGTAGAAGGACACCTGCTAGGCAGTCTTTATCTCCTAGTACGCAGTTCGACCAGCTCTGGAATAGAGGTTCGTTATCAATTCCATTTGGCGCTGATAACACTGACACTCAAAGGATGCTTGATGGTGATTTAAACGCCACAGTAAATAAAAACCAATTACATATCACTGCTGGTGGTACAACTGTACCCGCTACAGGTTTCAACCTCACAGCTAATGGTGTGACTATTGCCCATCAATACGCATGGTCTAATACAGGAGAGTCTACTAGCTCATTTAACAGAGGTTTCATACTTTATCGTAGGTACGCTAACAGAGAAATAGTTGTAACCTTATTAGACGCAGACCAAACCAACAACGATGTTCAATTTTACCCAGCCTCTTATAACTCAGAACCTTACTTTATCTGTAGCACAGAAAAATCTACGGATGCGTTAGCTGCTTCCTTTGGTGACTTTGACATCTTAGCAACGGATGATGACGGTGGTGCTAATTTAAGTGTGTTTAAAGATACCGCTAAAACCTTTACCTCTTTACCCGCACAGTGCGTTAATGGGTTTAGAATTGCGGTAGTAGGTGATAACCAGAAGAAAGAAGATAATTTCCATGTTCAGTTTACTGGTGAAGGTGGTAGTGGTTATTGGAAGGAAACCATGAAGGCAGGTTTAGTACATACTTTTGACGTGGCTACTATGCCTCATACATTAAGACAAGGGAGTGACTTACAGTTTAGTTTTAGTGCTGGGGACTGGGACAGTCGTGTAGCAGGGGATGATGATACAAACGGTTTCCCTAGCTTTGTTGGCCAGACCATTAATGATATATTCTTTCACCGTAATCGCTTAGGAATTATAGCAGGTGAGAATGTTGTCTTTAGTGAAGCCAGCAGCTACTTTAACTTCTTTAGAACTACAGTACGGACTTTATTAGACTCTGCTCCTATTGATGTAGCTGTTAGTCAGAATGAAGTATCTGACCTAAAAGCCGCTATCCCTATTCAAGATAACTTATTATTGTTCTCTGAATTAAACCAGTTTACTCTATCAGCAGCACAGCTTCTTACACCTACTGAAGTATCTATAAATCAGTCAACGAAGTTTGAGTGTGATCTAGAAGCCTCACCAGTTGGTGCAGGTACTAGCGTGTTCTTTGCTACTAAGGCTGGTGGTTTTGCAGGTGTTAGAGAATACTATACTAACAACGAAACTGAAATAAAAGATGCAGCCTTAATAACCTCACATATCCCTCAGTACCTAGCAGGTAACATTAGGGAAATGGCATCATCTTCTAACGAAAACATACTCATATGTTTAACTAGCAGTGATAAAAAAGAGTGTTATGTTTTTAAGTGGTATGATCAAAGTAACGAACGCTTACAAAGCTCTTGGTCTAAATGGAAGTTTGCTAAAGATATAGCAAGTACTTCTTTCAATAACTCTAAAATTTACTTTGTCTTCACGGACGGTTCTTTTGAGTATGTAGATCTAGCACCAGCTAGTGTAGAGCCTACAACTACCTTTGGTGGAGCTGGTGGTGGTACGGTAACACCTTTCTCGCCTATATACTTCCCAACAGGAAACGGTAACGGCCAATTTATTACCACAGCTTGGACATCTACACCATCCTTAGGTTCTTATAATCTATCCCGTTCAACTAATACACTAAAGTTTACTTTCTTAAACAACTGGCCTTACTATGACCAGCTAACCAGTATTAGCTTTGGATCTACTGTTTTAAATATTACGGATGCTGTGGTGAGTACAACAGGAAGTATGGGTTATACTTATACTAGATACGCTTTTACTCTAACAGATGCGCAGCTTGCTACTATGGATGCGGACGCTGATAATATAGCAGTAGGTGGAGGGCTTAGGTATCTACCAGCCTCTTTCCAAGTTGGTGGCAGTGCTGAATCTACTATTACCTTTAAGAAGGCTGGCTTAGAAGCTCTCCTAGATCATCAGGTACGCTTAGAAGCCCTTACAGTCGGTGCAGTAGTTACATCCTTAGCAGGATTATATCTACCAACGTCTCTCACGAAGTTTGTGAATTACAAAGGGGAAATTATTGGTACAGGTAACTCTGCTGCCACACAAGCAAAAGTCGTTGCAGCTATTAGCCAGAAAACTCATTTAGAGTCTGGTCAAACTGTTAACGATTATGTCTATGCGGGAGAACCTTACCAATTTAAGTATAAGCTATCTGAGCAGGTCTATAAGCCTGTTGATGGTGACTATACTGATTTAAGTAGGTTACAGCTACGCTCTATATCTTTTAACTACAACGACACAGGTACTTTTGATGTAGATGTTAAGAGTAGAGGCAGGGATACTAAGAAAACAGCCTTTACTGGTCGTATCTTAGGTCAGAAGGATAACATCCTAGACTATTCTCCTGTTGTAGAAAGAGGGTCTATTAAAGTAGGCGTTCAATCACAAGCTAAAGAAACTGAAATAACTATAACTAATGACTCCCATCTACCCTGTGTGTTCCAAAGTGCAGAGTGGGAAGGGTTTATAACACTTAGAAACAAGAGACTATAATATGACACACCATTACAGACCAAGTAAGTTTGAAGACTGCCGTGAGATGGCTCCTAACATGCGCTCACAGGACGTTACTGAGATACTCTATAGTAACGGGTTGGAACCTTATGAATCCCTTAGTGAGTGCTACAGAGGCTCTCAGGAGTGCAACACGGTTATCCATGCGGATGGCAGTATTGTAGGTATGTTTGGTGTGGCTGATTGTGGAGTCTTTGGCAGCCCTTGGTTACTAGGCACAGATAAATTAATAGAAACACGTAGAGAGTTTATCCCGCAAGCAAGAGAGTGGGTAGAACGTATCAATGATACCTACCCCCTTTTGCTTAACTACGTTCATGTAGATAATACAATCTCGAAGAGATGGCTCAAGTCATTAGGCTTTGAGTTCATCCAATTAAATAAAGAATACGGGGAAGGGAAACAACCCTTCTACCAGTTCCTGAGGATTAAGAAAAATGTGTGATCCCATATCAATAACTATAGGCGTGATGTCTATGGCCGCATCTGTATCGGCAGCAAACGCTGCTAGTGATGCCCAAGACGCAGCTAAGGTAGAAAGTGACCGAGCAGCAGTACAAGCTAAAGTAGATGCTGACCGCCAGATTAACTTACAACAACTACAGAACGATGAAGCAGCCGCTGTAGAAGCATTCAGTAACGATGCTAGAACTAAAGAATTAGTAGCAAGGTCTGTGGTAGCAGGCGGTGAGTCAGGCGCTATAGGTAATACTAACGATGCCATCATTGCAAACGTCATGCGTCAAGGCTTAGAAGCCAACACTATGGTTACGCAGAACCTCGGTAGAGAAACTGCACAGCTAGGTGAGACAAGATTAGGACAACAATCAACATACCAATCTCGCATTAACGCAGTATCAGGTGGTGCAGGTGTATCGTTTGGTCAAGTATTAGGAGCAGCCGCACAAGGTGCTCAAACCGGAATGTCTGTGCGTGGTGGTATGAACAGTATTGGCAAGAACAAAGCTGGTGGCGTTACTAAGATTAAAGCAAACACAGGCAACGTCTCCGCTAATAACTATACAGATTATAGCAACGTATCATAGGATAACATAATGGCATTAAATAAATCACAAGCTGAGGCTGTAAACTTCGGCAACGCAGTTGCAACGAAAGCTTATGAGAAAAAGGCTGGACTTGTTGACACCTTTGTACGAACAGAAACGGCTGAACAGAAGCTTGCTAAAAGTGGTAAGATGCAAACAGCACAGGCTTTGGAAGCTTTAGCTAGTCTTGGCGGCACAGCCGTTAAAGGTAAAGCGATGGAGCTGGAGCAGAAAGCGCAGCGTCAACAAGCTGCCTTAGCAACGACCACAGCACAAGCTATCGAAGACCTCCAAGAAGGCCGTATCCAAAGCTTAACAGAGAGTGAAGACTACGCTGACTTACCTGTGTATTTACAAATACAGTTAGCACAGGATGTAGGTAAGCAAGAAGCTACAAAAGCTTTCCAACAGATCCAACTGGAGTATGACGCAGCCGGAACACTACACAGTGATGACGCTGCTTACACTGCATTAAGAAACGGACAATTTACGTCAACAGATGCAGAGGACGGTGTAAGTCTTCACCGCCAGATGGCACGTAACAATGCCCTAGAAGGTTTCTTAGGGAAGTTAGACGTACAGAACAACAAGTATAAGTCAGCAGAGAACCTTGACAAACTCGGAAGAGCCTTTGGTAACTCTATTAATGATATGGTTGTAGCTGGTGCAGAGTCTACTGGCTCTGAAATATGGAGCAACATAGTTGAGTTAGATAAACAATTAGCGGCTACTTCTGGGCTAACTAACGGCCAACGTAAAAAGATTATATCTGAAAGAGTTATGGCACTAGCTATATCTACAGACAGTTTAGAATTATTAAACCCTGATAACATCCCTGACTTGTTTCAAGACCCTATGACATTAAACAAGTTTGCAGATACCAAACAAAGATTAGAGAATAAAGTTAAATCAGATTTAATAACTGAGAACCAACGTATAACAGCAGAACGTACTAATGCTAAATACAAAGCACAAGATGATGCTCACTCAGGTGCTTTAGATGCTAAAGTTAATGATGTGGGTTTTGACAATCTAAGTATGTTTGAACAAGAGGCTTATCTTACACATCGTAACAAAGCAATTGTTGATGACAAAGTATCCGCAGCTAACTATAATAACACTAAAGAACTCATAGAACTCTCAGCGATAGCCGACAGTGAATTCTTAACGGATAAGAACGGTAATGTAATAAATGACATTGCTGGTGATCCTGTCAAGATGACTCCAGAGTCTCTTACAGCTTATCTACAATCTAAAGGTGATATTAACTCTAACGCTACAACCACCCTTATGGGTGAGCTAGATACTATCATGCAGTTGCGTGGGTTAGAAGAAATGTACAAGCCTGTAGGTAACGAAATTAGTAAGTTAATTTCAGAGAAAATTGAGATGGGTTCTATTTACCCTGACCGAACACAAACAAAAATAATTAGAAAGGCTCGCACCTTTTATCGTAAAAAGTTATCAGAGATGATGACTGCTAACGAGGGTAAACCTTTAAGCTTTGGTCAGAAAGATGAGTTACAAGAGTTAACCGAAGAGTATGCTGAAGATCAGTTAACTAAGTTTGATTTCAAAGGTGATGTGAATGAAGGTAACGAAGGTGAAGTAAGTTTAGACGGTACAGTTAATAACTCCACTGACACCCCAGAACCAGATGCAGCCCTTTCTCAAGAAGACTTAGATATTTATAACCAGTATGTAAGGGGTAAGCCTGAAGAGGAAGCTAAATGGTTAGCGGCTGGTAAGTCAATACCTCAAGCTAATGAAGAGTTAAAGAACTCAACTCTCGATAATATCACTGAACAGATTGGGGACATTACCGAAGAGCTACTAGAAGATTATTCTGATGAAGATAGTCCTCTAGGTAAAATAGGTAAGGAACGATTTGAAGAACAGAGAGCAGAGTTAGAGGCAAAAGTATTAAGCCTTGAAGAACAACTTACTGAATCACAATCTATGAGTGAATCTCAATTCTGGGCTAACAAGCTTAGAATTATAGAGAGCCAAACTAAACCTCGTGGTGCGCTACGGGTTAGGTTGAGAAACGAAGAGATTGCTAAAATTAAACTAAGACTTTCTGAAGCTGAGGCTCAAGAGTCTGAATAGGAGAGATCATGGCAGAGCCATTTGATTTAGATGCGTACCTCAACAAAGATAAAAAGACAGAAGAGTTTGATCTGGATTCGTATCTTGGACAAGGTACTCAACCAGTACAAACGAACACTGCCATACCTCAACAACAGTTTGAAACGAACGACAAAGGTTACACACAGTTCGCTGAGATACAGCAAGATATTGATCATAAAACTCTACAGGGTAACGACTCATGGATTAAAGGTTCTCAAAACTTCTTTAAGATGACTTATGGCTACGTCCCACAAGTAGGGGATGAAGAGTTAGAAGGTTATGACGGTGAAAGCTACCGTGAGAAGATTGCTGACTACGGCCTTAAACAGATGGCTGGTTTTAACTTCAACATTGGTGACATGGCTATAGACACTAAACGTGTCATGTCGAGTGACCAAGAGATGAAAGAGTCTTTTGTCTACATGTTAGATCAGTATGATGCAGTCAACTCTAGCTGGCACACAGCAGGTCAGGCTGGTTGGGAAATGTTTACGGACGTTACTAACTGGGCTGGCGTACTCACGCTAGGAACAGCGGCAGTGGCCTCTCAGACGGCTAAGTTTGCAGGTAAGAAAGTTCTATCTGAAACCATTAAAGCTTCTCTTAAAAAGTCAGGTGAGTACAGCGTCAATGCTGCTACTAAAGTTGGCTTAAACAGTTCTATGAAACGTGCAGGTGCTCTTGCAGGTGCAGAGGGCGCATTACACACTGGTCTATCAGACTCTATGCAACAGAATGTTCGTATAGATGCCGGAGCACAGGATGAGTACAGCATAGGGCAGACAGCCGCTATGACTGGTATAGGTCTTGTGGGTGGTGCTGTTCTAGGCTCTGGTTTAGATTATGGTATCACTAAGACTGCTAAACATTTTGCTGATAAGAAGTTAGCTGTACAAGTTGATAAGGTTAGAGAAGAGATTGCAGTTGATGTAGCTAAAGGCGCACGTAAAGCTCAAGAGATTATTGATAACCCTACAACGATGGTTACAGAGGCTATTGACAATGGAGCTTCTCCTGAAGAAATCCAAAGAGCCTTTGACATTGAAGTTGCAGGTAGATCATCTACTATTGGTGAGGAAGTAATAGACCCTAAGGTCTTATATAGACAAGGTGATGAGGAGGGTGTCTGGTGGAGCAGTGAGGAAGGATATGCTGATTTATATCGTGACCCTACTCGTCCTGATAGAGCCGGTAAGGCTAAACAGATAGAGGTAGATTTAAATAGTGTCAAGATGTTTGATTGGCCCGCTAAGGAGGTAGAAGGTAATAAGTTCCTAAGTAACAAATCTGATGCTGAGATGGATAAGGCTTTAAAATCTCGTGGTTATTCTGGTGTGATAATCTTAGGTGAAAATGGTGAGAAAATCTATAGATTTATAGATTCACCACGTAAACTTAAGGCTGCGGCGGAAGCTAAGAAACTCGATGCTAAGGCAGCTAAAGTTGACTCGTCTGACCCTAGACCTACCAAGGCTCGTGCAACACCTCGTCTATTCCACAATGCTTTTGATCTAATGGATGTGATGTCTGATCCTAACTCAGTGGGTAAAGTTATTGATGACTTTGAAAAGAATCAATACACACCTAAAGAGTATACCCAAGTTCTCCGTATAGCGAATGAAGCTAATGAGTTAATGGGACAGGATGTGCTTAAACTGCACGGGTTGATGTCTAAAGGTAATTTGTCTGAAGTAGAAACAAAATCTTTAAACGAACAGATAGAAAAAGCCTTGTCTCTATATGATCGAGGAGCAGCAGTAAGAGAACACGTTAACGCTTATAGCGGACGTAACTTACAAGCTATCCAAGATTACATGAACTACCGTAAGAACATTGGTGAGCCTCTGAAGGAAGAGGAAATCAATGCAGCACATACTAAACTTTACAAGAAAGAAGTCGCTGCACTAGATACAAAGTATGAAGCAGAGATTGACGCTATAGGTAAAGATGGTAAACCTAATGTACACGAAAGACTTGTCGAAGTAATGAAGAGACGTGAAAGCGATCCTACACGCCTTGACTTGCTTAATGAGTTAGACAAACGAGATCCTCTAGGAAATTGGAAGGGTGAACCTTCTACGACTATGGAGAAGGCTGTTGAGTTATCTATCTCAGGTGTCTTTAGTCCGTCTACCGTTGTCTATAACACTGTATGGCCAATGCTTAAAACATATGCCTACCCAGCTTTAGATACAATCTTTGATAATCCTTTATCTTTAATGAAGTGGAGAAAGACTCTACGAGTTTATGCTCAAATGTTTGGTGCTACAGCAGCAGCTAAGAAGTCAGCTAGAGCCGCAGCAGCTTACGAACAAACACTTCTCACTCAAGATCCTCAAAGGTTCTATGAGGGTGGTATAAAGATCGATGGTAAGGTTGCAGGGTTCCTTAGAACCTTCCCTAGATTGTTAGGTGCGTCTGATGCGTATAACCAAGAGATTGCTTCTACAGCAGTTCTTGCAGCTAATGCTTTTGATTCTTTAGCTACTAAAGCTCATGCCGATGGTTTGCGTGGAGCTAAGTTAAGAAAGTATGTAGATGATAATATCAAAGCAGAAATCGATAAAGGTTATGACTATGACATGACTATCAACAAGCTCAAACCTTTCTATGAAAAAGGTAAGTCCTTAAAGTACTCAGGTAAGAAGCTTGAAGATTATGTCTTAAAAGAAATGAAGAAGACTGGTACAGATGGAATGAGACGGCTTAAAGATGCTGATGCTCTCGATGCTGTACAGACTTTATTGTACAAGAAAGAGTTCCGTAAGGACGGTGATGGTTTTACTGGTAAGGTAGAACACTACGCTGCTAAGTACGAAGACTTTGTTAAGGACAATCCTTGGTCAAAGTTCTTTGGTAACTTATTCTTCCGGACACCAGCTTGGTTGTTCAACGAGTCGTTACGTCTTACTCCAGCAGTTAATGGTTTACTCCCGCAGTTCAAGAATGATTTGTCAGGTGCCAACGGCATTGCTCGTCAGAACAGAGCTAAGACAGAAGCGGCTGTAGGTTATGCTTGGATGATGTATGTAGCTACGAAGTGGGCGCAAGGTGAAATGACTGGTAGCCCTGAGCTTGATTACACCAAAAAAGGTGAACGTAATCGATCTACAATGCGTCCTTTGACTATTAAAGATCCTTTCTTCCTCGATGGCGGAAAAGAAGTTGAGTTTAGACGTTGGGAACCTTTACGTATTCCAGCGACTATCGTTATCAACGCTCTTGAAGGTTATATGGATCATACCGAACTCAAGAACATGAATGGTTACGAAGAAGGTGATGGAGTTATTCCTGATGATGTAATGGCAGGTTTAGGTATTGCTTTTGCAACTGCAATAGCGGCCTTTAAAGATTCAGCCTTAACACAAGGTGTTACTGATACAATCGGTACGGCTGTTAAGCTAACTGGTTTCTTTGAAGATCCTAATGGCGAAGATCAGCAGAAGGGTAGTGAACTCTTAGGTAACTTCTTAGTCAAGAAAGGAACGATGATTGCTCCTAGCACTATTAAGAAATCTCAAGAAGCTTTCATGGGTCAGGATGAACTGACTTCTATTGTTGGAATGGGCGATAGATGGACATCCTTATGGTCACCTAATGCTACTTCTATCCCAAGACAGTATGACATCTTTGGTAACGTGGCGAAGCGTCCAGCTTCTTACACACAGATTACTGGTTTTGGTTATGCGAAGGCTGATGATTTAAGTGCAGGCCGCTCAGAAGATGAGATGGCTGTTCTTGATTATGTTGCCGACTTGGAAGAGTTAGGCTTTGGTAGTTTAACAAGAGCTAAGTATCGTGACGCTAGGTTTGGTAAAACAGATCTACGAACTATTGATACAACTCTTGAAGACGGTTCAGTCGTATCCGTGTTTGATGCAATGATGCAGCAGCTTCAAAAGAACAGAGGTGCGCTTGTTGATGCGTTACTACCTTTAACAACAGCACATGACATGCCACTAGGCAGTCCTCGTGAAACTGGAACTTATGGTATTCGTGTTAAGAAAACTAAAGAGTTTATTAACAACCATCGTAACCAAGCACTCGATATGATTATCGCTCGTGATGAAACATTACGTAAGCAATCCTTCGACAGGACAATAAAGAATCTTAATGACTCTCAGGGTCGTTACAATCAATAATTAATAGGAAAAATAATGGCAAACTCATATATATACTATGCCGGTAACGGTAGTTTAAGAACTTTTACTACACCGCCATACCTTGAGGAATCTCATTTAGAAGTGGTAGTGGATGGGGACGTGCAGACATTAGGTGTGAATTACACATTAAGTGGTACATCTCTTACTTTTGCTGTAGCTCCCGCAAATGCGGTTGAGGTACGTATAGCAAGAAGCTCTAGCAGAGACGCAAGACTTACAGATTACTCTGACGCTTCTCTACTGACGGCTGATACTTTAGATTTAGATTCTAATCAGTTATTCTATCTATCTCAGGAAGCCTTTGATACAGCTTCTGAAACAAACATCTCAGGTACTAAATTTTACACAGCTTCAACTGCGGTTCCTTCTGACCCTATAACAGGTAATCTTTGGTTTGATATAAACACAAAGAGTCTTAAAATTTATGATGGTACTGTTTGGAAGTTAGCTGTACCTACTAACAGCTCGCATAAATTTGAAATATTTAGTAATGATGAGGCTGGTTACAGCTATGTCTCTTTAGGCTCAGTTGATAATAGTGCTTTAGTTTTTCTAAACGGTGTTAAGCTAGTACGTGCGGAAACTAAAATAAATGTGGTGGCTATCGTAGGTGCTGATGATTACTTTGTTGATCTTACAAACAATCGTATTTACTTTGCAACTTTAAATGCTGGCGATGTAGTAGAGGTTGTAGTTAATCTCATTAATAACACAGGCGGCACTAATACTACTATAATTGATGGTACTACTACTGTAATTGGCGGTGGCGGTGGGGGTAATATTGCATTAACGCTACAAGATGATGGCTCTTATATTATCACTGATTCTTCAACCAATGTTTCTATTGTAGTGGCTGATGGTAATGACGGTTCTGTACCTATCCCCACAATAACTGATAACGGTAATGGTACTTACACTATTGATAACGGAGCTGGTGACGTTGTTACATTTTCGGACGGTGTAGATGGAGAGCCTCCAGTAAAGGGTGTTGATTACCTTGATGGCGACACAGGGGCTTTCAAAAGTTTTATCTTTACCACGGCTGGTTCACGTCCTTTAACTCCTACAGGCGGCACGTTTGATGGTACTTCTGAGACTTTCCCTACAAGTTGGTATGACTCACCCACAGCTTCTTTACTAGATATTGAGTGGGTATCTACAACTAGGTACGTTGAAGTTAACGGTGTTTGGTCAAACAACGGGTGGTCTTTACCTAAATTATTCTACCGACAAGGTGATTCTGGCGCTGCTGGTACTCATGGTACTAATGGTACTAATGGTATAAATGGCGTAGGTGGTTCTACCGGCCCTGCGGGTGCAGACGGTACTAATGGTACAAACGGTACTAATGGTACAAACGGTATTGATGGCGCTCATGGCACATCTGTAAGTATATTAGGTACTTTAGCGAACGAGGCTGCTCTGAGTAGCTTGTCGTCTGTGACTTTAGGGGATGGTTATATAATTGACGGTGATTTATATGTTTGTACAAGCACAACAGCCCCTATAGACGTTAATGATTTTACTAATGTAGGTCAAGTCAAAGGTGATGCTGGAGTTGATGGCGCAAACGGCGTTAATGGCGCTAATGGTACTAATGGTACTAATGGCGCTGATGGTGTTGATGGAGCTGCTGGTGCGGATGGTGCTGACGGAGCTACCGGCCCTGAGGGTGCTCGGACTTTTCTTCATTACGCTTACGCTAATTTTCTTGGTGGTGTAGTATCAGACTTTAGTGTTGATCTTCCAAATGGAAGAAATTACTTAGGTATTTACGTTCAAACTGTAGCTGCGGGTATTATACCTCCCGATCCAACAGACTACGCTGTTTATACATGGCAATTAGTTAAAGGTGCTGATGGTACAACTATAGACTGGAAAGGTGAGTACGCTGATCGAGCTACTTTTGTGACTGCAAACACTCCTCTAGCTGATGGTATGGCTTATTACGATGTAGGCGCTAAAAGAAGCTATATCTACCAAGATACTGCGTATTACCAAGTAGCAGCAGACGGAGACAGCGGTACTGATGGTGTCGCTGGTATGGTCTGGAAAGGTGAACTAGCCTTGCCACCAGAACTTCCTACATATTCAAATGGTACTACTAATCACATGGCGGCAGCTAACTGGGCTTACAAAGACACAGGTGGTGCTTTTACAGGTCAAGTAAGAATTTATGACGCTGTAGGACAAGCTTGGGAACTCATGGTTGAGTCTGGTACTAACGGTACTAATGGCGCTGATGGTGTTGATGGTGTTGATGGTATAAATGTTTATGTAGCATACAACTATAATAATATTGCAGTAACACCCACTAAACCTAGCAATGCTTGGTTTGGAAACGGTGTGGCTACAAATGGTGGTTGGACTAAACAACCATCTGCCAGTGTTAATTGGATGGTACAAAGATTTGGACGTAATACCTCAGAAGGTTCATGGGGAAACCCTATTCAGATCTCAGGTGCAAACGGATCTAACGGTACACACGGTACTAACGGTGCTGGTCAGTTCTCTGGTAATATGGCAACCACTTCTTTTACTAATCAACAAGCAACTAATCTTATACAAGCTAGAGCAAAGAGACTCCCTGTTATAGGTGATGTAGTTACGTTATCACAAATAGATAACAGAACTAACTTAGTGACTAAAATATGTGGCAGTGTCAATGAGGCAGGTATTGGGATATTTGATCAAACTGTTGTCTTATACATAGATGGCGGTTTAGTAGTTGATGGTAGTATTACAGGCAATAAAATACTTGCTGGTTCTATAAGCACATCCTCAATGACTGTAGATACTATTAATGCTAACATAATTAAGGTGAACACGCTCGATGTAGCCGGTAAAGCTTATCAGGGTTCTGTTGGTATAAACGATGGTGTCTCAGGTGTGTCTATAGGATTACCTGACTCAAGTGGAGTATCAGTAAGTAACTTTATTGATCAAATACCCAACCATATAGCTAAAACAGAGATAGAAGGTGGTACTGTTTTTACAAATATAACGTATGTGCCTATGTATCCTGACTTAGCAGATGTTGTTGCTTCTGGCCCTAATGCTTCTTACATTGAATACATGCAGTCACAAACTATTGCAGTTCCTAGTAACCCAGTTACTACACCTACTACTATAGTTGGTGCTGTTATGGGTGGCGCTCCTTTATTAGCACACACTTTCAAGACTTATAACTTTTCTGGTACTAAGGCTTTTAATATAAAGAGTGAGTTTAATAGTGTGGGTAATTTTGATGCCGACTCTACTACTGGTTTTGCGTTAGTTTGCGTCCAAACGGACGATGTGACTAATTTTGGTTCTAGCAATCCTGCTGATTATATGTTCACAGTGGGGACTAAAACTATTGGTGATGGACAACAGAATTATAGCCTATCAAACTTAACAACATTAGAAGGCAATAAAGATTATACTGTATGGCTTTTCGGTCTTTTTAATGATGTAGAAGCAGACACAGCTATAGGTCGTGGCATTAACAACGCAAATATAACAGTACAGGGGTTAAACATATGAGTTATCTTAATTTATGGAGTGAAGTAGATAAAAAACGAAGGGCATCTTTAAAAGCTAGTGATTGGACACAAGTCACTGACAGCCCTCTCTCGGATGAAAAAAAAGCAGAGTGGGCGGTTTACCGTAAAGCTTTGCGTGATATGCCATCCAAATGGTCAGAAATGGTGGATAAGGCAGCTATAAACCCATATTCCACACCTGACCTATTTCCAACTAAACCATCTAAATCTTAAACAAAGGAAACACAAATGCCACAATTATCAAACATTAACGCACCTTACCGCCCTAAAATGAGCGGTGGGGGTCGAGGACTGGTTCAATATGTTAAAGAAGGTTCATTGACTGGCGCTTTATTTGGGAGTCTAAACGGAGTTGATTATCATCTTATCCACTCATTTACTGAAAGTGATATTAAAGAGTTAGCTTTGCCTCCATACGTTATAATTTCAGGGGCAGTAGAGAATCATACTACTCCTGTAAACGATGGGTCTAAGTGTTATCTTAATGAAACTAGGTAGGGGGCTGTATGATTAAGAATATAGTACAACCTTTTGTCTCGTCTCTTATAAATGATCTTACCCCTGCTGGAGAAGGTGAAGCCTACTTCGGTGGGGGGTTTGCAAACGCAATGTCCACCAACACTGGCCCGTCCCTGAGTGCTGACCAAACCTATGTTATCTTCGGTGTTCTATCTAATACGCCTTGGGGTTCTGGTTATGGGTTTGCAGACGGAACCGCAGTCGATGTGACTAGAACAGCGGGTAGTAATCCGTACAATTATACTCTTGAACTCGGTGGTGTTACTTATAAACACCCTGCGATAGTCGAGTATAACCAGTATGGCGCTCGTAACGCTGTAGTAGAGTTTGACTATTTTGACCAAACAGGCAACCACCCTACGAATAACTGGTTGAATTTCGTGTCGATTAATAACGGAGCAGGTGGTGGTGCTCCCACTTTCATAGGTGGCCCATACTGGCATAGAGCTAACGAATTTCAGGATCAATACCGATCCACTGGTGCTCAGTACAAGCGCTATGGGAGTTATGGTGGCGGTATGTTTCTGTTGAATAGTGTTAATAACGAGAAAATCATAACGTGGGATCTTAATTAATGATTAATCTATATGAAAATAATAACGTCACAGGCGACTTAGTAGAATCTATCTACACACCTAATCAAGCATACTTTGATGAGTATACTTCAAACATGGGTATGGAAGATAATTCTAAAGTCCTTGATGCGTTAAAATGGAAATTAACAGAAGATCAAGGTCACGGTGTTAAAAAGGTTTTATCGCTAGAAGAAGAAGACGGTGATGGTGAAGGTTTGTTAGAGTTACTAATAGACGGTGCAAAAGCTTTCTCTTCTATTAACTTTAGCTTAATACCTTTCGAGGATTTTGCCGAACCACTCCACACGTATCTACAAAGTGTTGGGGTCAACAAACTCATTGCTTGGGCAAAACCTGAAACTACTGATGATGTTGCTTTACTAAACGCACTTAACAGACCTGATTTGTATAGTGTTGTAAGTAGCTCAGCCTCAACCTTTGGTGGAAACTCAGACCTTCACAATTCTATCACTTTAGACTTACTTTAAGAGGTTACTCATTATGACTAAGGCAAGAACCTTAGCAGATTATGTACCATTCGATTCAACAGGGGTGCTTACGAGCGCCTCTACGTTAGACGCAACTAAACTTTCAGGAAATCTACCAGCTCTTAATGGGTCGGCACTGACTAACTTAGCTGCTGGTGGGACTAATACTCCTAATTTTAGAGCAACTTTAAGCTCTTCAACAAGTGCTTTATCAACTTCTACTTGGACTAAAATTTCTCCTAACACAGAAGCATACGATAGTAACAGTGCTTATACAGGAGGTACTTTTACAGTACCAGCAAATGAAGGCGGTCTTTATTATATCTATGGGACGGCTATGTTTAATAATGCAACAGTAAAAAGACCAACTTTAGCTATCTATGTAAATGGCTCAAGAGTTTTTACTCGGTCGCCTTTTGATGAAAACATAGATGTATCTGGGTATCAAGAAGTAACAATTAATACAACTTTAAGTTTATCTGCAACAGATACAGTTGAGCTTTACGCTTTTACCAGTGTTTCAGGTGTTCCTATTTATGGAGATGCTAGTTTACAGAACAACCCAGCTTCTTTTGGGGCTTATAAATTAATAGCATAAAGGACAACACATGGACGACCTAAAACAACACGTTGACCGCCTAGAGTGGCGAGTCGATGCACATGACGAACAGTTAAGCGCCCTCACAGCTCAGGCTGAGGGTCTTAGAAGTATGCTCGACAGTATTAACCGAACCTTAATGCAAATTAAGTGGTTAGTAGTGGGAGGAGCTGTTGTTTACTTTGCACAGGAGATGGGATTTTCACAATTCATTAAAGTTATCGGAGGAATATGATTGGTATAACAGATTTAATTGCAGGTATCTTTAAACCTGCTGCTGACCTAGTTGACAAACTCCACACCAGCGATGATGAACGCTTGCGAGCCAAAGGGCATCTTTTAGATGTCCAAGCGGCTGCAATGCAACGTGTATTTGATTACGAAACAGAGATGATCAAAGGACAGCAAGCTATAGTGTCCTCAGAGGCTAAGAGTGAGCACCTCATCGTTGCTGCATGGCGACCAATAACAATGCTTACCTTCTTAGTACTTGCCGTAGGGGACTCTCTAGGGCTTCTGGCAACACCTCTCAGAGATGAAGCTTGGATGCTATTACAACTTGGCCTTGGTGGTTACGTTGTAGGTAGAAGTGGAGAGAAGATAGCGAAAGTAATGAAAGGATAAATATGAAAGATTTACTAAGCGAGTTGCACGAAGGTGTGACTAAAGAATTATTAGCAAGAGTCAAATCAGGAGAAGCTACGCCAGCGGAGTTATCAGTTGCCGTAAAGTTTCTCAAAGACAATGGAGCGAGTAACGATATAGTTACTGCTGAGTCTCCTATGGCAAGCTTATTGACAGCACTACCTTTTGAAGAGGCAACTCATTAATGCGTGACTATAAAAAAGAATACGCCAACTACCAAGGTAAGCCAGAACAGATAGCACGTAGATCATCCCGTAATAAAGCCAGACTTAAAATTAAGAAGACTGTGGGAGCTGCGGCTATCAAAGGTAAAGACATAGATCACAAAGATCGTAACCCTAATAATAACAGTAGATCAAACCTTCGCATCTCCAGTGTGAAGCGTAACAGGAGCCGTAATGGATAAGATGCCAGAGCAGTTAAAAGACTTCCGTAACTTCATGTATATCGTTTGGAAGCACCTTAACCTGCCTGATCCAACTCCAGTTCAATATGACATGGCTGAGTTCATCCAAAACTGTCCTCGTAGATCAATCATCGAGGCTTTTCGGGGTGTAGGTAAGTCATACATCACTGCTGCATTCGTGGTACACCAATTACTTCTAGATCCACAAAAGAAGTTCATGGTTGTGTCGGCCTCTAAACAGAGAGCTGATGATTTTTCCACATTCACTCAACGTCTGATCTTAGAACTCCCCATGTGCCAACATCTCATAGCAACAAGTGAGCAACGGTGGAGTAAGATTGCGTTTGACGTAAGACCTGCGCTGGCTAGTGGTAGTCCTTCTGTTAAATCAGTCGGTATTACTGGTCAGCTCACAGGCAGTCGGGCAGACATTATCATTGCAGATGACATCGAAGTACCTAATAACTCTATGACTCAGATGATGAGAGAGAAATTAGGTGAAGCTGTTAAGGAATTTGACGCTGTACTCAAACCAGAAGGGAAGATCCTCTATCTGGGAACACCACAGTGCGAAATGAGTCTTTATAATACACTCACAGAGCGTGGATACCAGATGAGAGTCTGGACAGCTCGCTATCCTTCCATTGAGTACGCCGAGAAAGCCTATGGTGAGCGTTTAGCCCCTATGATGTGGAAAGCTATGCGTGAAGCAGCAAATCCCATAGACGGCCAACCAGTAGATCCTAAGCGATTTGATGATGATGACCTACTTGAGCGTGAGTTATCTTACGGTAGATCAGGTTTTGCACTACAATTTATGCTCGATACAAGCCTATCGGACACCGACAGATACCCTCTGAAGCTCTCAGATCTTATGGTTATGTCTATCGATAAAGACAAGGCACCCGAGAAGCTCGTGTATGGCGTTATGAAGGAGGTTAAGGATCTCCCTAATGTTGGCCTTAGTGGTGACAAGTTCTTCGCTCCAGAGGCTCTCCTTGGCTCCTACGTGGACTATGACGGCTCAGTGCTAGTAATAGATCCATCTGGTAGAGGTCAGGATGAAACAGCCTATGCAGTCGTTAAGATGCTTAATGGTTACTTGTATGTCGCCGCTTGCGGAGGTATTAAGGGTGGTTATAGTGAGCAGACACTAACTAGACTGGCTCACATAGCTAAAGACCATAAAGTAAACATGCTCCTCATAGAGAGTAACTTCGGTGACGGAATGTTTACAGAACTGATTAAACCTATACTAAAGAAGATATACCCTGTTACAACTGAAGAGGTGCGACACAGCAAGCAGAAAGAGCTGCGTATCATTGATACACTTGAGCCAGTTATGAACCAGCACAAGTTGATCATCGATCCAAAGGTCATTCAACAAGACTTTGATAGTGTCCAACACCACCCAACTGAGAAAGCTCAGAAATACATGCTTACATACCAACTGACTCGTGTAACAAAAGAACGAGGCTCCTTAGCACATGACGATAGGTTAGATGCTCTGGCAATGGGTGTAGCATATTGGGTAGAACAGATGGCAGCAGATGTTGACACAGAAATGAGAGAGCGTAAAGAACAAGTACTCATGAATGAGCTAGATAAGTTTGTTAATGGCTTTAATCTTAAATCATCATCACAAAGGGCTAATACATGGATATGACAGACGTACCAATGGTAAGACTAACATGGAAGGATGCCATAGATTCAGATGGTACATGGACAGATGTGGAGACTATATTAGATCATGAACCAGCTACCTGTCAGGAAGTAGGGTGGCTAGTCCACAATGACCCTGATAAGTGCATTATCATGAGATCTAGAATAGTAACTGAGGATAATGAGCTAGAAGAGGGTAGTGCGTACATCGCTATTCCTCAGTCTTGGGTGATAAAAGTAGAGGAATTAACCCCCAGCCTGTCGGCTGTGTAAGTGCTTGATACTACTAACAAGTCTCGAAGGTTCCCCTATTAGGAAGAAGCTCCCCCCGCCCCCTTTGATATACTATAGTATATAGAGTAGTAACTCTTATATATCTTTAGGTATCTTAGGAGCCTGTAGGATTCCTTAAGTGTTCTTAGGAGCCTGTAGAATATCTTAGCATACTTCCACCACACACCTATCTAGGAGGTGATCCCGTACTTCCCTTAGAAACCTAAGTATTTCGTTAAACTCCCTACTGTAATCATTGGGTTTCTCAGGGAGTCTTGGGGATGGACTAAATCATCCCCCTCTTTTCACCATAATAGCTCCCAAACACCCCCTACTTTTGACAGAAATCTTAGGGAAAGTGTCGTGTTTTTGTCACGAAAAACTCACGTTAAGTATCGACATAGCTCCCGCTAGTGTTCATGAAGTAGCCTTTAGTGTACACATGGATTAGCCTCATTTTGAAGCAAAAATCTGAGGTGGTATATCGATATACGAGATGGCAGTATTCCCCCATGCCCTCAATGCGAATGATTCTCATTCACTGTCACGCAAATGCGAATGATTCTCATTAACATCTTTTAGGACACGCTAAGGGACACAAATGCGAATGATTCTTGTTCCTATATAGGTGGACACCAGATTGATAATCAGATGCCAAGTTAATGCGAATGATTATCATTAAGATTCTATGGTATCTTTGTCGTTAATGCGAATGATTCTCATTATCATGTGTCTCTCTTTGTCTCTATCTGTTTTTTCATTTAATGCCAACTATTAACACTTCAAACACTTGCACTATCCTATAGACCGTGTACACTTGTTAACAAGTCGAGCGATTAACGCTTGCCACTTTTGAGACTACCACCATGAAATTACAAGCGACTCGATTAGAAGTATTAAACAGCGATAAGCTAACACCTTTGGCGAAACAGTGGGCAGTCAATAACTGGCAGTACCTTACAAGTAGTAATACACCACTTATAAACGTCAATAGCAGCGCTAAGATTGTTAAGGGTAAAAAGTTAAACGTATACACTGGCATCTTATACCTTAAACCAGCGGATTCAATAGCGGCAGCCACAATATGCGCAGCGGCTCAACTAGCAGGATGTAAAGCAGGGTGTTTGGAGTCTAGCGGACAGTTGGGTATGCAAACTGGTGACAATGCCAAGATCAAGCGCACCATCTGTTATTTATTGGAAGCCGAACGGTTTAACAGTGAGTTAAAACGTGAAATTAGCAAGCACCATGCAAAGTATGGTGATGATTTAGCTATAAGATTAAATGGCACCAGCGATATTGATTTTAATAGTCTTATAGAATCAATGCCCGCTGTTCAATTCTACGACTACACTAAAATATACTATAGGGTAAAAACTAACCAACTAGCCAACTATGATCTAACCTTTTCAGGCAGTGCCAACAACGACCGAACTATAAGCCAAACAGCCAAGGCAATCAAAGCAGGTAAACGGGTAGTTATAGCATTAAACACGGCAGAGACAAAAGGTGAATGGAAGCGACCACAATCAATAGGCGATATTCCTTTGATTGATATGGACGAAACAGACGTACGTTTTAAAGATGCGGTTAACGCTATAGGTACACTCAAGCGCAAGGGCAGCAACAAAGCCGAGCGTCACACTGATAACACTGGAAATAGCTTCTTTTTCAATCAGTCAACACTTAATCAATTACAATTAGCTTTATAAGGGTGATATTATGAAAGTTCAAGAAAATGACATTGTACAATACACTAGCCATGACGGTTATAAAGTAAAAGGCAAAGTAATAGCTGTTTTTACATCGATTGATGGTAGGGAATATGTAAACGTCAATGAATGGCTCACTAACTTTTATGAGGCTAGAACCACAGAACAAATTAAATTAATCAGAAAAGCCAACTAATACCACAATTAACACTGTATTTATTTTTTTAGCTAGACCATAATTACCTTAACACTAACGCAACACAACAAAGAGACTAAAGACCATGTTAAACTTAATCAGCAAGGCATCACCAAAAACAGCTCGTCGAGTAGTAAAGCTAGCAGCAAAGGCAGCGGAGAAACTAGGCGCAACAGTGCGACAAGATAGAAACAGCGTAGCACGTTACTTTATCCAAACAGACAAAGACCATTACATCATATCAGCTCGCAGTAAAAAGAAACGTGATGTAGAAACAGTGGACGGCTCGACCTATAGGGCGCACCATGCTGGCTATATGTCTTTTTATAA